CGTCAACGGTTTTGTTGATGGCGATGCGGCCGTTGTTGTCAAACGCGCCAATGTGGAATCGGTTATTGCCGTTGTCGGCATATTCGATGCGCTTGATATGCTTGCTCAGGTCGTACAGCCCAGCCGCCTGCTCCCCAGTGATGAACGCCACCTTGTCGTAGCCACCATCCGCGGCCATCTTCAGCACACGCTTAATCGCCAAGGCGACCCACTTGTCTGTGGCATTGACGAAGGGGGCGACTGGGATCGTCGCGTCGTTGATGCGCGCGTTGTAGGCGTCTATTGCTGCCGCAAGCCTCCGCCTTGCATCCTCTAGTTTGCTTCGGTCGCCGTTGTGTGCGTCTTGCACGGCTTGTGCTGCGGCGTCGTACTCGGCCTTGATTGCTGCCGCTTCTGCGGCATCAGCCTTGAACCCACGCTTCTTCCCCTCCTGCCCCCAATCGCTCTGAATCTCCTGCACGAACAGTACGCGGTTACCGTCCGCGTCGGTTCGATCATCAACGCGAATGTGGGCCAAGACGTTCGGTTCATCCCAGTGCGGCGACTTGTACTCTGGCATTTCGCCGGCGACGGATGCCGCTTCACGATCCCGCTTCTCAATCACGGCATCCAGCTGGTCGTCTAGCGCTTGCACCTCTCTCATGTCGAGTTGGCGCACCGGCCCCTTCAACATGGCATCCTGCATCGCCCGAATGCGGTTGATTTCCGGCAGATACTTGTCGAACACGGCGCGCCGACCGATCGCTTGCTTGCCGGTCATGGATGGCAGCGTCAGCAGTACCTCTCGGTAGTTTGAACCACCTGGTATTACATGCTTTGAGTATTTTGAATTGTCGGCCTCAGCATCAGCCGGATCAATATAATCATTAACGCTTCTCAGGTCGCCAGCCTCTCGAAGTTTTTTGTTCAACAAAGAAGCGGATTGTCTTGAAATGGTTGTATTAATTGGGGCATTCCGCCAACGCTCCAGAGCCAACTCAGCGTCAGCGTCCCATACGGCGCCAGCCTCTATGGTCTCACGGATGTTTTGCGCAGCGTAGTTCCTAATGGTCTTCTCATCGGCGCGCCCAAGCACAACCTCATTGATCTGTACGCCACCTTGACGCAGGTATTCAAGCACCTGTTCTTTTGTGACAGAGCCATTCTGAAGGTCTAGCCACTCACGAACACCAGACCACTCAATTTCATCTTCTTTGATGCCTTTTTGTTTTAGACTGTTGATCAAGTTCTTCCAGTCTTTGGCAGGTGCCTTGTTTTGATTTAGGCCCTCAATGAATCGCACAAGCGGGCTATGCCACACCGGCCCCTCAAGGCTGTAGAACTCACCACGCGGATTTGCCAGACTATCTCCCACATTAACCAGACTTATGCCGCCGTGAACAATGTCAAGAATGCGGGCGCCGTAGCCATCCATCATCGTGCCAACGTTGCGTGCAGCGTCTAGCCCAACCTCTCCGCCTGGCACCTTCACCGCCACGTTCGTTGCATTCACGCGACCCATGGCTTGCAGGATTCGCCCGGCACCGGTCGATGGGTCTCCCGTGCGCAGCTTGGCCATCTCTGACACAGGCATTTCCAGCGCTCCAACCACATTCAATTGATGATCCATCAGCAGCACACCAGAATTCCCGGGGATCTGGTCCATGGCGGCCTTCAGGTCTGCCGGAGTCTCAATCTTTGGTCCAGTCTTGCCAGTGAATTGTGTGAACCTGGTTTCCTTCACCGGCACCTCAGCCTTGCGCAGTGATGGCTTAATTGCCATGTCGCCCGCTGTCTCAGACGGCTTGCCGGTAATGAAGTTGGCCCTTCCGCCAGGGGCCAGGATCACCATGCCCTTGGGCTCAACACCAGTGCCGCGCATGAGCCTGCCCAAGGTTTCCGTTAGGCGCATGTCTGCGTCCGATTCCTTGGTCACACCTGACGGGTGGTTGTGCGCAAACCAGACATTCTTGGCGCCCTTCACGTTGAAAATAGCACCAGCCAATGCATCGGCAAAAACCTGCGACTGCGCCGGGCCGCCCTTTGAGTGCCGGATCAGGGCAAGAGGCTTGTCGTTTTGGTCCGTCACCAAGGCCAGCACTTGCTCCTGGGTGTCGCGGCGCATCGGCGCCATGGCCTGGGCTGCTTCCATTGGCGTGCGCACCGGCCGATCTGGCAGCTTGAGCTTGCCCACCGTGACGTTGCCGACTTGGCGGCCGTAGGTCTTGAGGCTGTCGCGGGTCTTGGCTGCGTCAACAGCCCCAGGCGCCGCATTGATCTCAACCTCGCGCGGTGCAAGCTGGCGCCCACGACCGGCCGGGGCTTCCCAGTCGGCGAACAGGTCTTGCTGGCCAGGTTGCGGTGTGCGCTTGCGCTCGCCTACTTCGCGGGCTTCTTGCGCTGCGCTTTCTTCTTGGCTTCGCGTTGCACGTTGTACGCGATCGCCAGCGCCTGTTTCTGGGGCTTGCCGGCGCGCATCTCCTTGCTGACGTTCTTGCTGAACGCCTGCTTGCTTGGTGACTTGGCCAGCGGCATCTTTGCCCCCTACTTGCGCAGCGGTTGCTGCTTGACGATTTTCTTGCCCTTTTCCGCGCGCTGAAGCGCCGTCTCGCCCGGGTTGTTCTCGCCGGGCTTCAAGAGGCTCTGTGCGGGCGTCAGAAGCCTGTCCGGCATAGCTCGCGCTGCTTTCACCAACTCGATCACCTTCATCAATTTCTCCCAGTATGCGGGCAATCGCCATGTCAAACCCAACGTCGTCATCCTCAAACTGGATGGCGGCGCGCTCTACGGCACCTTCATCAATCTCGGCCGCAAGCCTGGTGTGGCGGGCGCGCTCCATGTCGTCGTTACCCAGCACACCATATTGCAAGCGCCAGCGCAATTCATCGTCTTTGCGCAGGGCATCCTCAATCTCTTCAATCGTGCGATCTTTGGTCTCAATGCCGCGTCGCTCGGCCTCCTCTATGATCTCGTCGTTTATCCGTTGGATAAATGGAGTTTCATCAATCTCCCCTACAGGCAAAACGTTCTCGCCGCGCGCTACGCGCTGAACAATGTCGATGGCAACACGTTCGGCGTCTCCGTTGCGCACGTCAATGTCGGAGATATAGCCAGCCTCGTGCAGTATCTCAGCCAGGCGATCCTCCATTGCGCCCCTCTTCCTAAACAGGCCTGAGAGCACCCCAGAGTTCGCGCGAAACGATCTTTCTCCAGAAACATCGCTGGCCAGTTTGGTTGAGATGCCGCCAGCCTTGGCGATGATCCTCAATACCGGATGGCGGTTTGACTTTGTCGCTTTCTTTTTCTTTGCCTTCGGCGCAGCCTCGCGCTCCCAACGATCCCATGGCGCTGGATTCTTTGGAGCAATCTTAAGCGCATCTGCTTCGTCAGGTGTCAGTTCCTTGGACTCTGGCACCGGGATCTTTTCATCCTTCGCTGGCTGGTCAACCACCTCCTTGGCTTCCGGCACAGGCAACTTCTCAATGTCCGGTGCGCGGCCGGTGGGAGGTGCGTCGGTGATCTCCTTGGCTTCCGGCACGGGGATGGGTTCTGGCTTAGCGATCTTTGCCGCTGCCGCGCGCAGTGCTGCCTGAAGGCCCTTGTCCGCCGTGGCGCTTGCCGCACGTTCAAGGTCGGCCGCCCTGCGCTGCGCTTGCGCCTGCTGGATTTGTTCCTCAATCTCCTTCTCAATCTTGGCGCGTTCTTCGTCCAGTACCTTCTGAACCTCAGGCGAGGATTCGGCGCGCAAACGCTCAATTTCCAGCAAGCGGTCTTGCTGCTCAGGGGTCGGGCCGGGCGCGGCTGGCCCGGCGCCATCTTCTGAAGGCTTGGCTGGCTTCACCAGCATCTTCTTGCGGCGATCGCTGGCATTTTCCCAGTCCTCAGGGGTGACGTAGGCACCGCTGGGGGTGCGGTAAACCGTTCTGCCCTCGTCGTCCTTTACGGCCTCAAAGCCGTACTTCTCGGCGGCCATGTCAAAGTCGCTTGCAGCCCCCTTGCTGCGGCGCGCGGGCCGTCCACCTCGGCCGCGCGTCATGCCACCGGCCAAGGCCCCAATGCCAGCCGCGAGGCCGCCACTGACCGCCAACTCTCCGGTGTCAAATGGATCTCGCTCCAGATCCTTGAACTCGGGCCGATCGGGCAATGCCGCGTTTTCGGCAAAGGCCAAGCCAATTTCTGCTGGCACGTTGATAGCTGCGCCTGTCGTTGCTCCAACCGCCGTGCGTCCCGCTCGGCCCAGGCCGCTTCGCTCTGCCGCGCGCAATCCAGCCGCTGCTGGCAGCAGGTTCAATGCAACATTGCCAGCACCTGACACCACGCCGGCACGCCCAGCCTCTTCCAGAGCCCCCCCCCTGTCAATGACTTCACGCCCGCGCTCAAAGCCGTGCTGCACGCCCATACCGCCAAGAATCTCAACGGGCACGGAAGCCAGCCCTCCAGCAACTTGGCCAAGAAGGCTTGGGTTTTCGCTGCTTTTGAAGTCATAGCGCTCGCGCAGCATTTGATCGCGCGATTGCGCCATACGGCCAACGCGATCTGCTTCGTCCAAGCTGAACTTGGAGGCCAGTCCAAGCGCCAATGCATCCCAAAGGCCAAGCGCCGTGCGCACCGCTTGCATGACCGTGCGGCCAGCGGTTTCCATCGTGCCAAGATCACGCACCTCCTGCGCCCCGGTTGGGTCGAAATCGATGCGCCCTTCAATGGGACGTGCTCCCGTTGGGTCGAAGTTGATGCGATCGGCCATGTCAGTCTGCCTTGAGCCAAATGTCTTTGCCTTGTGCGTCCTTGCCGCCGTACTTGGCCCGCTGACCGGCAGCATTCACGTACACCTTACCAACCTGGAATTGCGGCGCAGCAGGTACTGGTGCTGCTGGCGCAGATCCTTTTGGCGAACCCCCCACCGCATTTAACGCAGCATCGCGCGCTCGACGAAGTTCCTGAATCTGACTTGCAGATGCCGGGCGCCCGCGCTCATCAACCCATTGGCCGTTCACGCGACGCAGGCCCATGTTCATAGCGGCCTTGGCCTCGGCCTCGTTGGCTTGCCGGGTGAACTCGCCCGTCTGGGAACGGGTGAAATGCCGCTCGCGCAGTTGCGAGAACAGGCGGTCATACTCGTCTTGGTCGATCTCGCCAGACTCCAGCAGGTCTTGAAGATCGTCCCTTGCTTTCTGAAAGGGGGTGCGCCGATCCCGACCGCCGCCGCCAGACCCGCCGCCACGAACACCAGGCCGCTCGGTCTTTGGAAGTCGGCGCTCGCTCACCACATTTCCTTGCTCGTCCAAGGTGCGCTCAAGCACTTCGCCGCCCAGGTCGGTGGTCTGGATCGTTCGTTTGCCCTTGTTGCCGCGAGGCATCAAATCTTCGTCTCGGCCGCCAAGAGCGTAGAACCCAGTCAGGAAGTCGTTGATGCGAGTCTGACCTACTTCTTGAATGCCTTTTTCAAGCAACGGCCTGACGGCTTGTGAGTTTGCGATTTCTTCCAATAACGTGAGGTTGTGCGCCAAGGCCATGGCTTTATCCATGTCCAGAGATTCCATGATCTCGTCGTCGTCGCGCGTCGTTCGCCCTTTGGTCCAAGGGGCAATATAGGATCCCTTGGCTCCGTCTTGTCGCTCAACATCAACCTCAAGAACAGGCATCAACCCATCACCGCGTGGGCTTGGCACAAATGCCTTGATGCGCTTGCCTTTGATTTCTGAGCCGTCTCGCGCGGTTGCCCCCAAACCCATGCGCATTTCCGGCTCCAGTAGTACGTTCACGGCACGCAGAACCAAATCCTCGTTGTTGGATTCCATTCCGGCCTTGAAGTCTGCCAAGGCTTGGCCCACACGGGAGGGCTCTCCGTTCGGCCCGCGTAGGAAGTCGGTCGGCTGGCGCCTGGCGCTGGCAGTTACCAGCGTGGCCAACTCCTGAGGTTCAAGCTGCTCTGGGCTGATCTGCCCGGCCTTGAGCCTTGATACGGTGTCATCTGCCCACTGCTTTTCGCGCTCAACTATCGGCCCCCATTTCTGCCGCAGCAGTTTCATCTTGCGAGCGGTCAGATCGTTGATGCGGGAAAGAAATGGGTCTAGTTGCTCCTTGGGCAACTGGCCACCAAAAGACTTGTAGGCGCCAGCCATCTCGCCACGAAGCAAAAGGCCCTCTTGCTCAAGAGCCTTCAGGGCGTCGTCTTCTTCTTGACGCCGGTCCAGCCTCTCGTCCCGTTTTTCTTGCCTGGCCAGCCGCTGCTCGTTCAGAGCAATCTGCCGCTCTTGCAGCCAATCCTGGCGCTCCTGGCGGGCCTGCTGGCGCCTGGCCTCCTCTTGTCGGACCTTGCGGTCCTCTAGCTCCATGCCAAGCCGGAAGCCTCGTTCCAAGCCTTGCAGCAATGCCCCGCCCGTGCTCGTCGCCATCATTCACTCCTCAGAGGCCGCCAGCGATGCCGCCAAGCACACCACCAATCAATGCGCCCCAAGGTCCGCCGACCTGGGCGCCAAGGATCGCACCGCTGGCCGCGCCGCTGACGGTGTTTTGTTTTTGCTGCTGCCTGGCCAATCGGTTCGCTTGATTGCGCTGTTGCTCTTCCTGCGCAATCCCGGCCATGCTGCCCATGGCCTCGGTGGCCTTCTGGTTACCCAGCACAGAAAGGCTTGCTCCAAGTCCGTAGGTTCTCATGTTGACCTCACATCTGCCCCGGGTTGGGGGCCGGGTTGCCGATGATGGAGCGTTGCCGTGCGCGCGTCTGTTCGCCTGCCATGTTAGCTGCTCCTACCTCGGCCAGGGTTCGGGACAGCCCAAACGATCGATCTGCGGCTTTTTGCTCTTCGGCGTCAAGCTCCATGCCCATGCCTCGCAGGCGCCGCTGTGTCGCTCCTCGCTGGGCAGAAAACGCTTGGTTCACGTTCTCCATTGCCAAAGCTTGGTTCGTGGCCACCTGCCCTTCGTCGGAAGCGTAGCGAATCAACTCGTTCTCAATGGGGATGAACTGCGATACGTAGGTGGACCACATATCGCGCGTCATCCATTCATACGTCTTTGCCGCTCTGTTTTTGCCGGTGAAATTCGGAACCATGTCACTCTCCTACAAATCCCTCCCCACCCTTCCACCATGACTTGCTGTGGAATGATGGGGCTGGGGTGTTGGGGCCAGGCATAGCCCGAGACAGTCCGTATCCCAAGGCCGTGCCCACCAATTCCCGATTACCAGCCCGGTTGCGTGCCGCCATTTCTGCACCGAATTGGGCCTCTTGGGCGCTCATGGCCGCTTGCCGGTCAATTGCGTTGGAAACCGCCGCATCCTTGCCCTGGCCGATACTTTGGAGAGCGGTCAGGCCTTCCACGTAGGCGTTGTCAATGGCTTGGTCAGCAGAGGTAAGGCCCATGCTTTGGGCTGTGGCCAGGTCATCTCCCATGCCGGTAGTGGCCAGCTTGAACTTTGAGGAACCAGGCCCCGCACCGCTGGCCGTGAGTGCGGATTCCAAACCACTTTGGGCTTGGGAGAACCTGGCTGCCGTCTCGGTGGATGCCCTACCACGTGCGCGCATGCGTTCGCCTGAATCAAACGCCTTCATGTCCTTGATCTGCTCGGCCATCCGCATTTGCAGCGGCAGGTAGCGCTGCTTGTAGTCCGCGAACTTCTTGACCGCGTACTCCATCGCCGCGCGCTGTGCTGGCGTTTCTTTCACATCGCTGCTTTTGCCGCCCATGGCTGCAACTCCTTCCTGAACACGTTGCCCTGCCGGGTCCAGCCTCTGGCGAGTCTTTCCCAACCTGAGCGACTGGCCCGAAACTCCACCGCGCTGCACCCAAGGTCTCTGGCCACCATTTCAACCTCAGGCCAACACCTGGCAAAAGCACCGTACTCGCCCCAGCCCACTGCCAGGTCCACCCACAAGATTGGCGCTTCATCGCGCTTCGGGATGATGGTGAGGATGACCGCGCCATCGTCCGATGCGAGACACAGGGAGCTTCCCTGGTCGCACTCTTGCAGCATCTCTTTCAGGTTGATGGCATGCGCCAGTCCGGCCCGAATCACCGCTGCCTCAATTTTGCCCCAGATGCTTTGATGATCGGTTGGCATAAGCATATGGGCCTCACGCAATCGTCGGCTCTTGGCCGGTGAGTGTCACAACAGCCATGCCGGGAGTCGCAAGATGTTGGCCAACGTGGATGTTGGGCTCTTGGCCTGTGAGAGCCATTTGTGGCGCACCAATCTCGACAGCCCCCTCCAGGTAGAGGATGGGGTTTCCACCAGTGCCGTCTCCAAACTGCACGTGCAAAGGGCGAACCGCCTCAATGGTCCGAAATGCAAGGGTATTCCCTTGCTTCACCAAGATACCGTCGCCAGGCTGGTTGAAAGCCTCGGCCAGGGCAACCGCCCACTTCACCAGTCCATAGCTGGCGGGCAGGTATTCCTCGCGCCCGTAATCTGCAAGCATGCCAGACAGCAAAACCGCCTGGCGCGTGGCCACCCACAGCGTTGTCTCGGTCACGGCCACCCCTACGCAAATGGCCACATCTCCATATGCCTGAGGGTCCTGGATGAGCCCTCCACCCGGGGCTGCGTACACGGCGCGCCCCACCTCAAACACTGTGTCCTGTACCTCCATGGGCCCCCAGCGTCGGACCAGCACAGTTTCTCCGTCGCTCGCGTTTGACTCCGACACGCCGAAAATGCCGTGAATCAAGGCCGGGTCGTAGGGATCCGCCAGCCCGGCCTGGCCCGGCCCCGTGGACAGGACGGCCGAATACTCCGGCACCTGCCCATCGGCCACCATTTCAATGACGGCCTCGCTGCTTGCCCTTGGGATGGCCGCGACCGTTGCGGCCAATGCATTGAGGTCGGCCCTCAGGCTGGCGATTTCAAACTGAAGCGCGTTGATTGCAGCCGAACTTGCTTGCTGCGTCACAAGCGCTTGTCCTGCGCCCGCTCCGTTGGCTTGAGCCTCGACGCGCGCCAGCCTTTGCCGCACAGCATCAAATGCCTGCTGAATCAGCCTTTGGTCGAGCCTGCTGATCGGCGGGATGTCAGGGAGTCTTGTGGCCATCTCACCCGCCCGTTGCTGCCAAGACCTGATCGAGGTCGTCTCCAAAGGCCACGGTCTGGACCGGATCTGTACCAATCAGCACGTACTGGAAGGTTCGATAGTCCTCGTTGGCCGGGAGGGTAAACACCTCGTCTGAGGTGATAACCAGTTGTGCCACCAGGTTCCCGTCGCCGTAAACCTGAAGCAACAGGTTGTCGTAGCTGTCGGCATGAATTCGGCCGTACTGAGCCGCCACACCACGGGTCAGGTAGACCTTTGAAGCCCATGAGTAGGTCATCGGGCCGTTGGCGTTGAATCGGTAGATGGTGCGCCCATCCGGGTCTGGATCTGCCGGCGGCGCCGGGATGCCGGAGACATCCAGCGAATTGAACTGGTCCAGCACGAGGAACAAATTGTCACTGATCGGGTCGGCGTGCGCTGCCGTGGCGTGGAAGCTCAGCGTGATGAGCCCGGCCCCCGTGGGCTTCATGTCCAGCGCATAGCCCCCGCGCTCGCTGCCGTTGTCCCAGAAGAAAAACAACACGTCGTCGTGGGCAACCGCCAAAATTGACGATGGGTCCAGGGCCTGCCACTGCTCGCGGGTGAAGATGGTTTCGGTCAGGTTTTGCACTTGCCCCGGACCGGCCACCAGCAGATAACCATCGGGGCTTGGCATGGCTACGCCGAACCCTTTGAGGTTGGCCACTCCTCGGGCACTGGTGCACGATTGCGGAACGTCCAGCTTGGCCATGGTGTAGCTTTCCGGCGTGGAGCCGTAAGCCACATAGGGGAAGCTCTCGGTGCCCAACACCACCGTGGTGTCAATGTTCCCAATGCCCGTGATGTCGGTGTCGGTGTTCAGGCGATCCGCCACCCGCCACGCATGAGGCCGGTTCTGCACCGACAGGCACAATTGGTTGCGCCGGTAGCCCGCCATGATCCCGTTGGGAAGGGCAATGATGCCGCGCAGGTCGGATGGAGGAAGATCCCACCCCTCGGTCTCCAGCACCTCGCCAAGTTGGGAGTCCTGGATCTGGTCGTTGTAGCTGGGCGTCGTCAACGGGATCTCCGCCACGAAGCGGAATACCGTGCCAGACACGCCCGTGACTGCCCGGTAAATGCGCTTGTGCGTGACGTTGTAGATTTCCAGGCCGCTGGCTACGCTCGTTGGCGTCGTGACCGTGACCGATGAAGACTCGGGCTTGAGGATGGTTTGAGAGGCCGGTGAGGGCCCACTTTCCTCGCCCAGGTCATTGACAAACGTGTAGACGTAGGCCGTTGCAGTGGTCGTCGTGCTCGCTTGGGTATTCGGGGGCGAGACAGTGATGGTCAGGTTGTCCACGTGCCAGACGTTATGCAAGCTGGCCACACCACCCTTGAATCCCACAAATGAGCCGTTGGTCTGGATCGTCACCTCGGCGTTGTCCACCACAACAACGCCCGTGGTTGCGTTCACTACACGCACAACCACCCGGGCCGCTACCGGGTTGGTCTTGGTGGCCGTGAGCGTTACCGTGTACCGCTGGAACGTGGTCAATGGCTCCAGCGTGGGAATTGTCTCCACGGCGCCGCCGTTGGAATCCCACGAGGAATGGCCGTAGACGCGCACCCCTGAGTTCGAACTGAAGGCAATGGATGCTCCCGCGCCCTCCTGGCTTGCGAACAGCAGCACATGCAGGCCCGTCCCGCGCTGGCGCTCCTCGTCATAGTCGAACTGCACCACGACACCAGCGCCCTGGTTGGTCGAAAAGTCGCGGTAAAAGAACGGCGTGCGCTCGTCGCCTCGCATGAAGAACGATGGGGGCGGCCAGCCAACGGTGTTGTCGATCATCACCATCCGGTGGCGGTCGCTGCTCGTCGTGCCCTGGTTTGGTGATGTCGTCCACCCGGCCAGGGTAGAACCATCGTAGGCGTTGCCGTAGCTGACCGCGTTCAGCGTGATGGTGTCAATGTAGGCGTCCAGGTCTCCACCGCCCACGCGCACAAACCGCTGGTAAATCTCCACCGTGGTGGAACTGTCGGGCACGACTGCGCTGAGTTGGCGCTGCTCCCATGTCAATGCAGTATCCGGCGCTTCCTGAGGAGCTTCCACCTGGGCCAGTAGCACGTTGCCCGCGTCGAAGAACCGCATGCCCATGGCTGCCGTACTTCCGGCTGGCCCTGTGGCCTGATACCACGTCAGCGTCAACCCTTGGCCAGACACCACCCCCAGCGATCCAAGGCTCACCGCTTGCTCGGCCTCTGTCTCTGCAACGGCAGACGACCCGAAGAACCGGGTGCCAGCCTGGGCGTTAAGGCCCGCAATGTCGCCGTTGGTGTAGGCCACCAGGGCGCCGGTTGTCACCGTCCAGCCCACGGTGCCAGACTCAGCCCCCGGGTTGTTGATGGGCAATCCGCTGTCAGTGGGCTGGGCGGCCTCTACAGCCACCAGCGGCACCTCGTCTGGCACGGGTACACCAATCGGGCGGGTTTCTACCGGGTAGGGCTCCGGCCCAGTGGTTGCCAGGTCCAGCGTGGTGAACCGAGGCACATCCAGGCCAGTCAGGTAGGTGCGATAGGTGGTGTCTCCGGGAATGATCCCACGGGCCACCTGCACATCTTCATTCCATGTCAGCCAATACTGGCGTGCCAGCAAGTAGATGCTGCGGATTTCACCGCTCAGTTCAACCGGGTGCTCAGCCTGGAAGTTCGCCCAGGCTTCAAGGTCGCCGGTTTTCAGGCGCGCGTTGATCGCTGCGGCCGAAGCGTTGTCCGGCAGGGCCCTTGGGGTGATTCGCGGCGCTTCGCCGCGGAAAGAGTTGGTGCCTGCGAGCATGTCCTATCCTGTGGATGGTCATGCCCCGGTAGGTCGTCCTTGGGGCAGCCCTGATTGTGCCATTCCTGAGGTGCATGCACAGCATGAACCACAAGGCAGATTGCCGTGGATTCCCTACGGAATATGGTTACTCAGGCACATCTCCACGCCTGACCACGGAAATCTGGCCGCTCATCTCAATATCCACGCCCTCAGAGAATATCTCCGACCAAAGGACGACATTCACGAGTGTTTCATCCTGGAGCACAGTGACAATCGCATTGTCGCTCCACTGGACATACTCAGGGTTTCCTTGGTTGCCTGGGTTGTAGCGCGAGTGAACTGAGTCGTCCGGTACCTGCACAATGCCTTGAATGCCAACAAACCCGCTGCCGTACAGGCTGGGCCCATCAAACCATGCCCCTTGCCCAGAAGGGGCGCGAATCTGGCCTGTGATCGTGATCTCATAGACGCCAGTGCGAAGGAAACGCAGAAGATAGTATTCGTCATCCTCTGCCTCAATTCTGGTCGTCCACTGGCAATCTGGCGACGCCACCAGCGTCTCAGCCTCGTCCCACAGCGCAAAATACGTGTTCACCGGGGCAAGGCCGGTTTTTCGGAACGTCCCAACAAAGGCCGTCGATCCGCCAGACGATCCACCGGTTGCCTGAACGGTAACGGTGTTGGCGTTCTCCCCGGTCCCTCGGGTGGCGGTCAGGCCAGAACCGAAGTTGAGAGTGTCCGCATTCGGAAGCCCAAGGTTCGCTCCGTTTGCCTGAAACTGGATGTAGTTCGGGAACCCTTCGTCATCGGGGCGCGCGAAGCCTTGTGCGGGTGAGATTGAGAAGGCCGGCATTGTTCACCTCACAGGATGCGCCGGGCGTTGGCCAAGACCGTGCCCGTGTTGTAGGAACGTTGAGCATCTGCCTTCGCGTTGGCAATGGCTGCCTGGAAGGCTCGTCGGTGCATCTCCGCTCGCACCGGGTCTGTCCACGGTTGCCCGGGGATGTTCAGCAGATAGGCCAGCGCTCCATCTTCAAAAGCATGGTCCCACTTCACCAGCAGATCATCGGGCAACTGAGTCACCCCCTGTTTGGGCGCCACCTGGGCCGTGACCAGAAGGGGGTAGGTTTGATCCGGGATCATATAGACAGCAAAACCAGCCTCAGGGATGTAGGCGTACCACCTGGGCATGTCGCGCTGCGTGGTGGGTCGCCATTGCGTGGGATTTGATGCGTTGACAGGGTGTGCTCTACCCTGTGGGTCTGTGACCTGCATGGCCTTGATGCCCACGATTTCCAACTGCGGGTCCGAGCCCAGACTGTAGGTTTCCTGGTCAGCTACCACCTGGCCGTTGATGTTGACCACGTACCACCTGGATTCCCGGCATAGCTTGCGGGCCGCCCGCGCGTAAGCGTGCACCAGGGTCTGCGTCGGGCAGCGGCGCGCGATCTGCGCGACCGATTGAACCACGTCAATGATGGCAGCCATCAGGCACCCTCCGACTGGCTGACCTTGGGCGCCACAGCGATCTGTGCCGTAGCACGCAGACCCAGGGCCTGCATGTAGTTGTTCAACATCGCTTGCGACTTCACAGGGTCGTAGCGCTTGGAATTCTTCGCCCAGGCCCGATGCAGGACGAACCACATCAAGGCCACGCGGTAGAAATCACCGAGGTGGATGTTGCCGCTCAGTGTGCAGGGATCCGGCGTCACGCCATACAACGCCTCCACCGCCCCGGTGCCGTTGTTTGGAGGGGTCACCTCAAACCGTCTTGGGTCGCGAGGATCAGCGCACCAGTGCTGGACATCGGTCTCCTGAGTGCCGGCCGGCCAGAATCGGCTGGTTTCGTCCAACAACTCCCGATCCACCAGTGTGATGCGTCGCTTTGACACCACGTTGTGATCAATGTCCAGAATACCAACGGCACCAGGGGGAAGGATCTGGGTTGTCCCAGCCGAAAGCGAAATGGGGCCCTTCACCGGGTAGGCGTCGGGCTTGAGCATGACCGTATGGGCTTCCGCCTCGGTCAGGTAATCGCACAATTCCTGGTCCGTCCAGGTCACTCGGTTTGCGTCCTGGAGCGTGAGCCGGGCGCTGTCGATGATGCTCTGGACGGACACGGGCATGGCTTACTCCTGGCCAAGCGCGGCACCCAGGCCGGATGCGGCGGTGGGAATCTGGAAATCTTCAGCCGAAGCCTTGGCACGCCCGCCCCTGCCGCCAGTGTTCGTGATGGTCGGGGTTTTCACGTCCAACCCAGCCAGGCGAGCCACCTCCTGACGTAGCTTGGCCTCGGAGTGGGCCGGGTTTAGCGCCGCGCCAAATTCGTCAGCGGCAAAAGCAAGGAGTTGGTCCGCGTTCATCTTGCCAATGTCCACGGTGTCATCGTCCTCGGACGTGTTGATGACCCTGACCTGTCGCCCCAGCTTGGTGACATAGGCGCGGCGCTGCTCAAGCGTGGCGTTCACGTCGCCATGGTAGGGCCGATATTTCGGGTTTTGGGCAATCAGTTTGACATTGGGCACGAGCCGGAAATCCTCGATGTTGATGAGGAAAGGTACTTCCTTGTTCTGGCGCGTGCGGCCACGGGCTTCTGAAATTGCGGCTTCGTTGGGTGCGGCCATGGGGTTCTCCGTTTGGCGGTTGTTTCAACAGGAAAGCCCAGCCGGGCGAACCCGGCTGGGCGCGGCCCCGATCAGGAGCCGGTGGGCACAGTGCCAGGCGTGTAGGCCGGTCGCTGCATCTTGCCCGCAGCCGAGTTCTTCTGGCTCGGGCCAAGGGGTTTGTGGGGGAAACGAGCCTTGGCCTTGGAGCCGTTTTGGGCGCGTTCGGAACTGATGATTTCGGGCGGCGACTTGAAATTGTCGTTCGCGCCGTAGGGGTTGGACACCTTCATGTCGTTCTCCTGCTGGGTTGAGTGGCGGCTTTCAGGGAGGGCCCGAAGGCCCTCCCATCATGCCATCATCACGGCGAGGCCGGGGCCTTGGCGATGACAGCAGTGCCCACATAGTTGGGCTCAATGACCTGGAACCCATAGACCATCAGCCCTCGGATGAGGTAGCCGAAGTCATTGGGGTTGTCGATCATCTGGCACTCCACGATTTGGGCCGCAAACGTCAGGCCAGCCGAGTGGCCAAACATGGCGTAAGTGGCCGCAGCCGGGGAGGTCTGGCGCAGCAGATTGCGGGATTGGTAGATCGTGAACCGATCAATCTCACCCACCTTGCCGTTGCGCAGGATGGAAACACCATCGCCTGCCAGCGATGCGATGCGCAGGTCTGACCGCTTGATGAGCGCAATGGCCCAGGGCGGAAGAACCATCCAGCGACCTTCATCGGACACATTCTGCTCGTCCAGGACGGTACCGCAATCGACGATCAGATCGACGATGTTGTCCTTGTTGAGCAGCACCGGCGAACCGGCCGTACCCAGGTTGATGTCGTTGGAGTCTGCGCCAGCAGTTGCGCCGGAGTTGTCGGCAGAAACATCGGCTGTGATGGTTTCCAGCATGTCGGCATCGGCAGCGATGCGCAACTGGATCGATCCATCGTTGGCGAAGATGTCTGCCATGTCAACGTCAGACTGGCGCGCATCAACGGTGTTGAGTGCGACCGAGAAGGATTTGGCCTTGTCGATGGCAAGCGTCACCGAGTTGCGGGTCGGGTACTGGTACTGAAGGCCTTGGCCGATCTCGTAGTCCGTCACGGTGACATCGGGCACGGTGCGGATGACGACTTGCGCGCCATAGCCCGCAATCTCGCCTTCGTAATCCGTGCTGGCGATCTCGCCGAAAACGGTGGTCTTGTAGAACTTCTCGACCAGCTTGCCAGAGTACAACTCCGGCAAAAAGTTGATGGTGCCACCCGGGCCGTACTCGGGTACACCAGTTGCGCGTGGGACGGGCATGATTCTCTCCTTCGTTCAGGCTGTGTCGAGGGATTACCCTCGCGGCAGCCGAAGCCTCGCCTCGAACTCCGAACGCTCTTTGTCGCTGACCTTGCCGATCGCTGCTCGCTTGTAGAAGTCCTTGATTTCGGCCGCGCTGGGATATCCCTTGGCGGCAGCAAGAGACGGCACCGGGGCCTGCGGTGTGCCGGCACTCGAAGACGGCGAAACCGGAGGCTCGGGAGGCTGCTCCCGCATCTTCTTGAACGCCTCAAACACCTCTGCGGCTCCTTCGGCGCCTTTGCGCCTGATCTTGGCGTTCAGGATCTTCTGGCGAATCATTCCAGTGGCTTCGTCCTCTTCGGCGAGCCAGAGCTTCCACTCATCCGACGCATCGATCTCCTGGTAGTCGGGAACCAGTTCCGCCAGGCGATCGTGAAACTCTCGCCGGGCCCTGGTTTCCTGGTCCTCTTCCTCGCGCTGCTGCCGCTCCTTGAGCGGTTGAATGTGAGCGGCGATTTGCTTGTTCAACTCGGTCCTCGTGATCGCCATGGCGGTTTGAGCCATGAGCTTGCACTGTTCCTCGCCGAACTGCTCCACCTGCTCGGGCGTGAAGAACTGGCCCAGGTCGATGCTGTCGGGATTGTTGGACGCCCCGGTGCTGGCCGAAGCCAACTGGGATCGGAGGTCATCGATCTGCTGAAGCAGCGCCTCTCGTTCCCGGTCCCACTGTGTCCGCTCGCTCCTCAGAATACCCTCGGTCACCTTGAACCGTTGTTTCCAGTATTCCAGAGTGCTTTCGCGGTCAGGGGGTGTCGGCGTAACGGGTGCCGGGTCAGCAGATGCGCCCTTGGTCGCGTCCGCATCAGGCGGGGTCGCGTCTTCAGGCTGCTGCGGTTCGTTGCTCTGCTCCAGCCGTTCGAGTTGGCGGCGGATGGCCCGAGGCAGCTTGGTGTTCGGTTCAAGACTGTTGGCAGTCGGTTGCATGTAGGTCTCCGCGATCCGACGCTTTCGCGCGGGATTGGTCAAGATCGGAATGCGCGGATGCGCGGTTTCCTACAGGGTTCATAGCCGGTCCCCGGTCCAGGTCACTTGTCTGGTGGGTGCCTGCTGCGCCAGCCGTTCACCGGCGTCTTCAATCCACTGAATCAGGTCATCGCACTCCTGGGCTGCGCCCTGGGCCACCTGAAACTTGTCGGGTGAAGCCGTGCGCAGCTTCTGGTTGTGCATCGCCTGGCGTCGCTTCAGCAAGCTCAGCAGCATTTTCCCATCGGGTCTTGCCGCCAGTCCTGCCAAAAACACCAGATCGTTCTGATCCAGTTTCATGTGCGCGATTATGCTCCAATTCCGTTCAGCAGTGAGCGCGCAATCACTTCAGCGCGCTTTCGGTTCTCCGCCCGAATGTCTTGCTTGGTTGGCATCGGTTGAATCAACTGATCGGGCGCTGGCTGGTAGAAGGGGTCAAGATCCGACTTGTAGGGTTCGGCCGGTGGCGGTTTGCGCAGTTCTTCCACCAACTCGGCCAGGGCTTGAACCTGGGCGCGCAGTTCTGCCACGACTTCCTTTAACCCTTTGTCTGCCGCTTGTGCAGTGGGTTGTTCGGGCTCGTAGAACGGGTCAAGGTCCGATTGGTAGGGCTCCGCCGAAGGAGTGAGCACTACCTCCACCACTGTTTCTTGTGGTTGCTGCTCGGTCTGCGGTGCTTGTAGAGGAACTGGCGGCGGCTGGGATGTAACAGGGATCTCAATGCCAGCCAATCCGGGGGCGCGCGGCCGTTCAGGCTCTGGTGTCACTTCCAGCACTGGCGGCTGGTCTGGCTCTGGATCTGGCTGCTCAGGCTTTTCCAGCCCGCGCATGCGGATGTTCCTGTGTCGCCCCGTCAACCTCGGGTCGTCTACCAGGTTCACGGGGCGGGTCTTGGGTCGCACTCGGATGACTGGCGCCCGACCGGTCAAGACGATCTCGGTAGCCGGTGGTTGCGCCACACGATCCGTTGGGATGTCTGGCGCTTGTCCCGTCGTGGACAAGGAACCAGGCCCGGGCTGCACTGTGCGGTTGTCTGTCCTGACCGCCACCGGCTGCTGCCCGGTCACCACCAAAGCACCAGTCCCTGGTTGGGTCACTCGACTATTTCCAACCACCGCAGCAGGGGCTTGCCCGGCGAGGTTCAGGCTGCCTGTCCCAGGTTGACGCGACACATTTTCGGTCGCCGCAACGGTCGGGGAGAGTC